CGAAGAACCCATCAATCCACCACTAGGACTTGACATAGTTGGAGAACCCACGAGTCTACCGACTATTCCACCACCCTTAGCTAACTGAATTTTATTGGATTTAATAAATTGTGGTATATTTGTTCCACCTCCTTCTTTATTCAAATTCATAAAGAATTGAGTGCCGTAAGTATTCACAGCATTCTTAGAAATAATAAATTCACCAGGTTGCGCTGCAACTAGTTGCGTATCTAGTCCAGCACCTTTAATTTTTGTTCCAGTTGTAGATGTAACTTTTCCAGTTGAAAGTGGTACTGGCATATCAAAGTAATTTGATATATTATAAATTTCTCCCCCACGAGAACGTCCCTGTATCGGTGGTTCAGAGTCATCATCATTTCTACTAGGAGGTACTATTGACCTTGTGAATATGTCAAGAAGATTAAATGGTTTTGAAAGTTCTTCTGCTTGTTCCTCTGGAGTACTATCTGCTTTACCTTGCTCTCCTATTATATCCTCAGCCGCATTAGAACTTCTGTTTATTAACGCTGCAGTGCTACCAGCGACAGCTGCTATTGCAAAAATTTTAGGATTTCTCAATACAAGACTCAAAAGTTTTGGACCAAACTTTGTAAGTATTCCAACAATACCTCTAATAAATCCACCCAATGGTGTAAAGAATAATGCAAGTCCTCCTAATAATGCAGGCCAAAAGTCTTCTACAAATCTCAACATCGTAGAAACTTGTTTTTTATTTTTAGGATCTGAGAACCAATTAATAAATGACTGGAACGCATTCCCGAGCAAACCAAAGAAAAGGAATCTAAAAATTTTATCTAATATTCCACTAACAGGAGTAAATAATTTATTAACTACTTGTGATACTTTTTGTTGACTCTTCTCTAATAGTTTTTCTCTAGATATTCTACGGTTTGTTATCTTTTGTCTTCTTTCTAGTTCTTCTTGTTTCTTTTCTTCTTCGTTATCTGCTCTAATTTCTCCAAGAAGTTTGTCAAGAGATTTTTGAACTCCAGTTAGATCTTCACTAATATTTTTAATACCAGGGTTTTCTGGTATAACTGCATTGCTAGTCAGAAAAAATTTATCTTTACTTATGTTTAATGGTTTAGATCCTGCAATTGCGCCAACATTTACAGTTCTTCTGTTTATTTTAAATCTACCAACACTTCCCTTTACTCTCTTAAATTCTTCTTGCAAGAGCATTTGCTCTTCTCTCGCAAGAGAATCGGCATTTAAATTAACTTGTGCAAGTTTTTCTCTTAATAAAGTAAGGTAAGTGGAATAATCAATATCAAAAACTTGATTTAATCCTAAAATATTTAAAATTCTTTCGTCTATAGACTCATTAACTAAATCGGTGCCTCTGGTTCCACTATACAAAGCAAGGGCAGATTCTTTCTTGCCCTCTTCTCGTATACTTTCTAGTAGACTGTCTAGTTCTTCAGGACCCATTTTGCTGCTGCTTTAATTTTTCTTCTTCTAAATGATTTTTCAACATAGCAACGTAAATATCACGTTCCCAAGGCATCATATTTTCAATCTCTGTTAATGAATATTTATGATACTGCATTAGAGAAAAATTTAATGTATAGAAGTTTTCAAGATCCATATGGACCAGGGCTACCCGAAAAAACTAGCAAGTCCTTCTAATACAACAGTGCTCTCTACTCCAGTATTTGGATTCTTTACTTTAATATCATGAGATAGTTTAGGCATCGTCTCAAAAAATTTCTCAATTTGCTTAAACTGCTTGGAGTTCATTTGCTCTAAAAAATCAATAACTTCTTTCTTAGTTACATCTGCAGTGGACCAAACTTCCTCCTCATTGTAAATTTTATCTATACAAGATGAAATTAATTCAAATGATTGATCCATTTGGTTTTCTTCACTAAAATCAAAGTTATTTTTAATAAACTGATCCAGTGAAGGATATTTCATCTCCATAACAAGAGAGTCATCAATTTTAATTTTATTTGTATGTTGTTTGTCCTTTTGTACTTTGATTTCATCAACATTCAAAGTAATTGGTACAGTAGTAACCTCATCATCAGGACAAATAACATTTACTTCAATTTCCTCTCCAACAGACTTACCACGAATATTTAAAAACAAATACTCAATATCAAAGGTAGGTAATGCCTCTACCTTAATACCTCGCGTCTGAAGACAGTTTTTAATAACTGTCTTCATTGCTGTAGTAATGTCTTTTGGATTTTCTGTTTCTAATGCTAATACTAGAAGTTTTTCTTCTCTAACTAAAAATGGTCTATATTGAACTTTCTTTCCAGTTGATGGTAAATTCAACTCATAAGTTGGCGTCGAAATCTTTGGTAATGGCATAATAACCTATAGAGTATTTCAGTGTGATTATTTATTAGGCAAATTCAGATGATGCTGGAACCCGAAGTGGATCATTCGGAAATGTTGCTGGTCTTAAAGAAGGGGGAAC